CTTTTATTGTGCTGGTTACGCTGTCGGCAAAATTGTCGAATGCTTGTTGGGCTTCTTGCAGGCGTTCTTCGGCAATTTGTAGGGCGTTGGCCATATCGTCGCGTAGGGCTTTGGCTGCGGCTTCGAGGCGTTCTTGGAGTTTCTTGGCGCGTTCCGCCATTTTGTTCAGGCCGCTACCGCCACCGCCGCCTTCTTCTTCTTCGGTGCCACCGGCCAGGGCGTTGGCTGCGGCGCTGATACGGTCCAGGCGGTCCGGTATCGGGTTCAGTGCGGACCGTGCGGCGTTTGCTTTTGTGCTGAGTGAGCCGAGGCGGCTTTCTAAGTCGTCGAAGTATCCAAGGGTTTGGGCTTTTAGTTGGTCGGTGATAACGGCGCCACCGGCTGCGGCTAGTGCGGCGCCAAATGCTGGTAGGCCGGCTTTGCCACGTGTTGCGAGGGCTTGCGCTGCACCGATAAGTGTTTGGATACCTGCGTAGGACAGTGCAATAGTTTTGACGAATTCCAGCACGGCTTCGGTTGCGGCCCTCATCGCGCGAATGGCGACCGGGGCAAAGTCGCCCATGCTGGCAATGGCTACTTCGAACGAACCGGCTACACCGTTGCCGCCGCGTAATTGGTCCACAAATATGCGCAAGGCGGGCACGACGTGTTTGTTAAGCATGGCCACGAACCGTTCAAGGATTGGTAGCACTATTTCGCCGACGGCTTCAATGAGTTTGTCGAACCCTATTTTGAGGCGAGCAAGTTGTCCTTGGAATGTGTCGGCGGCGCCAGCGGCTGCCCCGCCGAATTGTTTTTGCAACACTCCGGTGGCCGCTGCGAAGTCTTTTGTTTTGACGATGTTTTCGTCTAGCGGTACCCCTAATTTGGTTAGGGCTGCGAAGTTGCCGCCGTACGCCTTGCCTAATGCTTTGCTGACGGCCTGCAAGTCGAGGTTGGCGCCGATGCTGATATCAGTGGCAAGGGCTAACTGTTCTTGGGCTACGGTTACGTTGCCGGTGGCGCGTGTAAGTGTGGCTAGGGCTTCGGATAGTGCGCCGCCGCTGACTGTGCTTTCAAGTTCAAGGGCGTCCACGAATTGCATGGTGGCGGCGATTGCTTGGTCGGTTGCGCCAGTGGTTCGGCGTAATTGGTCGGCCAGTAGTTTGTCTTCGCGTTGCGCTTCGGCTGCGGCTTGCGCTGCCTTGAATAGTGTGGCACCTAGTCCGACGATTGCCCCAGTCGCTGCGATAGCGCTAGGCACTAACGCTTTCTTCATCAGAAATGCCGCTTTGTCGCTGGCGCTGCCTAATGATTGGAATTCTTTTATGGCGCGCTCAACACCTTTGCCGGCGTACTGCGTAATGATTGGAATTAGTACGGCCACGGGTTAGCCCTTTACCAGGTTGCGGTTCACTGCACGCATAACACCTTCAACGATTTCAAGGGTTTGGCGTTCTACTTCGTCGCGGTTCATCTCATAGGCGGGCCATAACACGCGCGACGCCTTGCCGTGCCGGGCTTCGAGTGCCCTAATCATGCGCGCACCGCGTTCGGTGTCGCCGCTACTTTTGCGGCCTGCCAAGTCGTAAATTGTATTTATTCCGCCAGTCCATGCAACACTGAACGCCGCCAAATTGGTAACGCGGCCGGCCCATTCGCGCGGCTTTTTGCCAGAAACTTTTGCTTTTATGTAATCGTCGCCGATACTGCCAACCCACGGCGTAAGTTGAAAACCGCTTTTGGTAGTCCATTTGCGGCCCCACCCAGAAATAGGTGGCGCTTGGGGCACTTTGGCTTTCGCTGTTTTTATCACCGGGTCCACTACTTTGCGGAAGTCTTTTGTAATTTGTCGGCGTAGTTTTTTGTCTGTTTCGTTGAGTTCTTTCAGTGCTTCTTTTAGCCCGACAATTTCAATGCTGGCAAAGGCGGTCATCGTCGGCGGTTCCTTTCTTCTAACACCTTGTGAACTGTTGCTAAGTCTCTGGTGTCGAATTCTACGTCAGGTGGCCACCATGAGGCGGCGACTAGCAATTCGGCTAATTGCCGACGGTAGGCGCCGCGTCCGTAGGGTGGCTTTCTTGCGTGTCCTTCACTTCAATTGTTTCAACGGTTGCGAGCCACGTATCAAATTCGGCGGTGGTGTCGCCGGCCCGTTTTTCGCTGGCATAGGCAAGGTAGGCCAGGTCCTCGATGTAGAACCCCGAGGCCAGGTCGCCGGCACGTCGGTGGAATTTGCGCTCCCAGTCCACGATGACGCCTAGCGAAGTGTGCACCTCATAGGTTCGGCTGTCCGAAGTTGTAACGGTAAGTGTTAGCCGCATGGTGCTGCCCCTTGCTGTTTAGTTATCAGGCTGGTGGTGTTACGTCAATTACTAGCGCCCCGCCTTGCAGGGTGATTTGTACTTCCGAAAGTTCGCCCAGGTTGGCGTTCACGATGTCAAGGCTTTCCAAATAGGTTTCGGACAACTCAAACCTTGGGTTTGTTGCGCTTTCGCTGCCGCTTACTGGTTGCACCGATACGAAAAGTTGCGTGCCGACTAACGGTTGCAACAGTGCGTAGGTTTCGCTCGTTGCGTAAGACATAAGGAAAGTTAGGACGCAGGTGTGGTTTTGTAGGCCTGCGGTGTAGCGGCGGCCGTTAGAACCAAATGCGGTGCTTTCAAGTGCTTCCACTAGTTGCGTCAGTACCGCGCTTTTGCACTGGTCGGTGATATCGGTGCCAGGTGAGGCGGCGCCAATTTTTACGACGGGGTTAGAAAGGTAGGTGACTGTGGCCATGATTTACTCCTTGGGCTTTGTTTTCTTGCTTTTAGTTCTAGCACCTTGCGGGGCTTTTGTGGTGGCATCGGCTTGCGGTTCTATGGCTTCAATCATGCCGGCGGCCAGTAGGTAGGTAACGTTGTGAAACGCGTCGTCGTGCACTGTGTCGCCTACTTTGCGGGCGCCGAATGGTCGAACTACGCGGTAGGTCACGGCGCTACCTTAGTGGAAACAGTCAGGTCGTACGAGGCGTATTCGCCGGCGCCGATTGTGGTGACGGTCGGGCGGCCGCCAGTGAGCCCGATATTTGCGGCGCGGATTAGGTCGGCAAGTTGCAACAGTTTGGCCAGGGCTTTGCGGTCGCCCGGGCCGATTGTTAGCACTTTGACGGTGAAGTCCATTTGGGCGATTGAGTTGGTAGGCATTTGAAAGGCGGGCGCTTCTACGATGACGCACGGCGGGTTTATGTTGCGCGGGTCGCTGCTTACGGTTACGGGTAGCCCGGTAATGGTTGCCAGTTTTGCGACTAGGGCATCGAACCCGTCGTTCAGAATGTCGGTGTCGGGTGGCATTAGGCGACCGCGGGCCGGTTGCACCCGAGCAATCTAAGAATGTCGCCGAATGAACCGCCGACGGGTGTGCCAGTTGCAAGTGGGTCGAATGAGGCGTATTGGTCTATTGAGCCGCGCTGGCGATACAGATAGCCCGCATACATTACAACCGCAAGTTTTACGTCGAGGCTTGGCACGGTGGTGAGGCTGTCGGCATATCCGCTTTCTTGTCGGCGGCGCCACCCGAATTGGTTGGCGGCACCTACGGCAAGGGTCAGTAGGTCAAAGTCTGCCGACGGTGCGGCGATTGTGAACCCCAGCCAGTCTTCGGCGTCGGCGTTAGTTATCCATGTGGCTACGGGTGTGTAGTTCACGGTGCCGGCGGCGGTGTTGCGTGCAACGTCGGCGACGTTCAACGCGAACGCTATTTGGTTTGGAATAAGTATTGCTGGGTTGAACGTGTAATCGCCTTGCTCATCGGGTCCAAGGAAATAGAACTCGGGGCAGTCGGTTACTAGGTGCGTGCCGTTGAAAGTTGCGTTGCCGCTAATCGTTATCGTCACGCCAGGCTCAATTGGGGTGTTGTTTAGTGTTGCAACTACCGCAACACCGCCCGTGACTTGTCCGTGCGTAATTGTGTAGGCCGCCACGTGGCCGCCTTTCGTGTTAGAAGTCGAACCAGCGGAACTTGGTGTTGTCGATGTACAGTGCCGCAAAGTATCCGCGGACGCTGATTTGACGGCCAAGCACGTCAGGCTTTTCAATACTGACGAGGCCTTTCAAGGTTTCGTAGCACTCGAACCCGGCGTAGGTGCCTGCGGCGTTGCCAAGTGCGATGAAATCGCCGGCGTAGTTTAGGCCTGGGTCCACGACCAGCGACAAGCCGACTGGGTTGGCGGTGGTTGTGGTTGCCGACATAACGCCCGACGCGTTCATCGGGTTCAGTGTTGGAAACAGTGGTCGATTGCTGTCGTCCACCAGCGCGCCAACGGCTTGAAAGCCTGGCGTGCCCATAATCATGTGGGTTGGCATTACGCGGCCCGAGGCGAGAATTGCGGCGGCACCTGCGTACACCTTGGCAATAAAATCTTCCGACGTGCCGTTCCACGTGCCAACTTGCTGCGCGCCGCCAATATTGTTAGCGAACTGTGTACAGGCGAAATTGCCGGTCTGGATTGCGTACTGGTTCGCCAAGTCGCGCACGATAATTTCAAGCGCGGCTGGGTCCGAAAAATCAACCGTCTGTTCAGACACCAACACGGTGCCGCCGAAAGTGTTTTTAGTTACGACCAGGTCGTCCACCAACATAGTGGTCGAGGAAAGGCCAGTCAGTTCGGTGGCTTGTTGCGCTACCGAAGTGTGCGTCACAATTTTCGGACGAATAAAAGTTTTGCCGCTGCCTGGCATTGGTCGCGCGCCGATTGCTGTAACGAGCGGACGAAGTGGTGCAATATTGTCAAACGTAGGTCCGAGAATTGGCACTGGAATGACGCCAGGAAAATCGGCGACGGTTTGGTCGCCTGCTGCTGCGGCGATTGGTGCGTGGTGTGCTTGGTATGCGGCAACTTCGCGCATGGCGGCTTCTGCTTGCGCACCGCCGCGAACGTAGGCGGCCATGTATTCGGCGACGCTTGGAAGTTTTGAGGGCACGCGCTTGACTTCGGCCCATACGGGTGCGGTTGGTGCGGCGGCTGGTGTTTCGATTGGCTGAATGTTTTGCGTGTTCATGTTGTCCTCCGTGTTGGTGCTACTAGTTGCCACACTAGTGGCAGCGACTTGCAAAATGCGAGCATCCTCAAACGCTGGTTCGGATACGACCGACAGTTCGCGCCAGTTGGCTTTTGCGATGACTAGGACGCCGTCGTCGTCGTAATCGGCGTCGGTAGGGTCCACGCCTACGCTCACGGAGTCCAGGGCGCCGTCTTTGACTAGTTCGAGCACGTCATCGCCGGCACGGCTAGCACTAATGCGGGCGCCGAACATCATGCCCTCGGGGGTTTCTTTGCGTTCGGTGACGATGCCAATAACGCGGTTGGCGTCATGCTGTTCAAGTAGGCGTGGGGCTTTGCCGTCGGTTGGCAGACTGCCAGCAAGGAAACGCACTTTTTGGCCACCAGATACGGTTGCTTCGGTGTCGTAAGGTACGGCCAAGCCGTAAATTGTGCGGCGTTTTTCGCCTTCGGTTTCTTCGGCTGCGATACTCACGCGGCCTGCGGTTAGTTGCAACGGGGCTAGGGGGTTATTCATTTGATGTGTTCCTTTCGGGTGTTAGTGAACTGCCGGAACCGGCCGGGGCAGCATCTCCTGGCCGGTCCGACAGCCCGTTTTCTTCGATGTACGAAGAAACGTCGAGTTCTATGTAGCGGCCGCGAGGCGTCACGCTTGGCATAGAAAAAGTTTGTTCGATGCAATCTATGTATGGCTTGGCGCCAAATAGGTAAAGGTCTTGGCGTGCTTGCTGTGCGTTTTGGTAAGTCATGCCACTGCCCGCTGGTGCGCCGACTAGGTACGGCGGAATATTTGCGACACGTGAAAGTTCTACGGCCTGGTAAGTGCGTGCGCTGACTAGTTCCATTTTTGACGGGTCAATACTTGACTCCACCCATTCCACGTATTCGTTCAAGGCGGCCACGCTTGAATTTTCGCGGGCTTCACTCCACGCCGCTGCAAGGTCGGCGAGGTCTTGCCCACTCATCGGTTCGCCGCCTCGTTGGCGAAGATATCCGGCGGGCACTTCCATGGTGGCGAACCTTTCGGCTGCACGGTCTAATCGGACCGCGGTATTTATTGCGCGCGCCCCAGTGGAAAGTAGGCCAGGTATCGGGCTAAGGAATTGCACAACGTCGCGCGTATCGAGGCGCAGGCCTTGAAAATAAATTTGCGAGGACGGCCCCCACCACTGATATGGCCCGGCTTGGTCAAGTGTTGAAACATTGTTGGCGGGTATCCACGTGAACGCAACTGGAAAGCCTTGACTGTTGCGTTGCGTAATTATGAGAAACGCCCGCCCAAAGAACATGAGGTCATCGCACAAGTTGGCGAGGAAGAAGTTGCGGGTGACGTTTGGGTCGGGTTGCACGAACCACGTGTCGGGTGGCAGTTCGATGCGTTCGTAATCTTCGCCATTCCACTGCCTTGCGTATTGTTTCAATTCAAGGCAGGACACCATGCCGACGATGAGGTCGCGCGCGCGTGAAATTGTTGGAATTCGTAACGCGTTGATTCGGTCGGCGCTGCTGGTGTAATTGACGAAGTTCTCCACTAGCGGATTGCCGGCGGCTGCTGCGGCGATAGCGGTTTCGGGTCGCAGTATTTGTTCTACTACTGGCCGCGCGAATAGTTTCATATGTTTCATCTTAGGCAACCCAACGCGGGCCGCTGGTGGCAATTACGGCGCGCCGCACGTTGCTTTGCGGTTTTGAGGCCAAGGCAGCGGCCCAAATTAGGCACCGGCACAACTCGACGGGCCCAGGCGACTTGGCGGTACTGATTGCGATACTGCCAGGGGTTCGCACTGCTACGGCTCGGCCGACGTGTTCTTCCAGCATGGTTTCGCCAGTGTGAAACACGCGGCGTTCGGCAATCATCTGTTTCACAACTGCGGTCCAGCGCGTTATTTCTTGGTAGCCGACAATCATGCGGCGGTGCACTAAGTCGGTCGGGCAGTGCGCGTCAAGTGTTGGGGTTATGGCTAACAATACGCCCGGGTTGGCGTCTAGTTGCTTGCGTACCGCTACCCAGAACGATTGCACGGTGTCGGCAAGTAGGGCAACAGTTGCGGTGGGTACGTTGTCGCCGTTTACGTTGCACCGAACCCCGACGTAGCGCCCGTCGTCAATAGACACTTCGCACGCAAGCACCCCACCGGGTAGCGGTGGCCTATTGGTGCGGCACGCCTCAAACATTCCAGGGGTAAGAAACCCTGCGTCTGTTTGGCACCAGATATTTACCGAAGAACGTAAGAACCCGGCACGGTTTGGGGCGGCCGCTTCGCGTTCTATGGTGCGAAGTGTGAGCGTGCCTTTTGGGTTGCTTTCATGTACCAGCGCCGGGTTGGCATATCGCCAGGCTTCGGGCGTCATCGGGTCCAAGTCAGGGGGCGGAGAATATTCCAGTAACAGCGTGCCGTTGTGTTGCCCGGTGTCTATTGCGCGTATGGCGGCTTCTCGATGCGTAAGCATGGCACGGCTTTCTTCGGTGCCGGCCGTTGAATAAAAAAGGGCCAAAGGGTTATTCACTGCGCGTTGCGTCGGCATGAACCCGATGTCTAGGGTGTCGGTGTCCACGCCCCAAAGTTCATCTACGACTAGTAGGTCCACGCCTGCAAGGCCGTGCGGTGCTTGCGGTTTTGCGGCTTTCACAATCCAGCGACTATTGGCGTGCCGCACTTCGTTGCGGCCAAACGTCCAGAAAGGTTTGGCACCAAATTTGTCTTCAAGGATTGGGGCAAGTTCTTGGAACAGTGCAACCGCTAAGTCAAGGCGGTGTGCGGCGCTCACAATCTTTACGGGTCGGCCCAATATTTTCGGCCACTCGATGAGGGCCCACCCAATAGTCGCAGCAATCAAAGTCGATTTGCCGTTTTGTCTAGCGGTAGAAACTAGCGCCGTGCGGTTGCACCAGTCGCCTGCTTTGTCGTAAGACAGCTGGCGGTCTAGCGCGTATTGCTGCCAAGGCATAAACGTGACGCCGAGGTTGTCCAGTGCCCATTCTTCAACTTGCGGCCCATACGTGCCGGCAACATTTGGAACAGTTGTTTCAAGCCTTGGCCGATTCCAGTTTCTTTCGGCCGCCTTCGCTTTCTTCTTCCGAGAGACACCGTTGCA